TACGCTTAGCCTCCTATCGTCAGTTGTTCTCTTGATGGCTGCACCAAGGTCCTTCTTAATTCTAGCAATAATTTCTTCTGGTGAACAGCCTGGATCTGTAATATTTATATTATTAATATTAACACGAACATCACCCTCATTATATGCACCAGCATTACGCATAGTCTCAAATGCTCGTGGGTCTAATGTTCTATTATTTATTCTTTCCATATTCGCTACGCCGTACTTTGATACCGCTCTAGCATTCATCATAAATTCTTTATTTGATGCAGCAATATTAATGCTATCGGAAACGCTATTTCCTGGACCAGTTATAAATCCGCCACCATAGTATCCACGAACCTTACCGCCCATCCATTTTCCTTGAGCGTTCTTATGTCTTATAAGATCGTTACCCTTAAATTGATACTTCTCTCCAAATATTCTTACATATTCTCCCTCTACAGCCGCACCAGATGTTGTAAAGTCAGAAACTAGTATGGCTTTTTGTTCAGCATTTAATGCTGTTGCAACTCCATCTTTTCCTGCTGGTCTTAATATACCGAGTGATTTTGCATGTTCTGTAATGTCTCTAGGACTCTTTGATGTTCCAACTCCTTCGGTCAATCCACCAAAGTTAGCTAGGTCTGCTTCTAGTTGCTTAAATGATGCCTTTAATGTCTCCATTGCTTTTTGCAAAGCATCGCCAGAAAGAGCACCCTTAAATTTAGTTTCAAAGTTTCTAAATGCTTCGCTTTCTATAAACTCTTTAAATGATACTGTTACCTTACCATCCTTTTGGAATCCTCCAAGGACTGTCTTAATAGCATCATCAATATTCTTTTCCATCTCTTTAGCCTTATTAGCTACATTTGCTACAGACCCGCCAGCAGAGTTGTCTAGTGCTTTTAGTCTATCTTGAAGTGCCTTCTTCTTGTCATCTCTAGCAATTTCCTTTTCAGTTTCTGCTTTTTCTTTTAAGAATCTAGCAGATTCTGCTTGCATTTCTAGCTGTGCTCTTAAGGCACCCTCCATATCTCCAGAGCTTAATGCTCCTAGATAGTCTAAAGCTAGGCTTCTACGCTTTTCTTCGTACTTAAGCTGAAGCTCCTTAATCTTATTAATATTCTTTTCTTTACGCTCAATTTCTTCAAGGGCGTCGATCTGTGCTTGAATTGCTTTCTTTTGAGCATCTTTGTTTGGACCCGCTGCCCCACCAGAGAACATCCCCTGCAATGATGCCTGCAAATCTGACTTCGCCTTATCTAGTGCTTGATTTGCTTGATACAACTCAAAGTAAGCACGAATTCTCATTCCATCAAAATCTTTAACTGCTGCTAGGCTAGGAATAATTCCCTCAATACGCATCTTGAGTGCTAGCATTTGTGCTTCTGCATCAACACCGTTTCTTTGCAAACCTTCAAGAACTGTTCTGTCTGTTTTTGTTAGTCCTTCTATTGATCCAGCCACACCGTCAACTGCATCTTGAGTAATAAGACCTGCTCCAGCAACTTCTTTCATTGTTTGTGCAAATGTGGCTGCGTCAGAGTTTGCCATAGCGTTATTAATAGCTTCTATAGCCTGCTTTGTAGATGTTCCATTAATTACATTTTGCTGCTGTGCTAAATTTAATTGTTGATAAGCTGCTGTTAAATCATTTATATACTTTGTTGCTTCAGCACTCATATTTGTAGGAGTAATTCCATACTGAGCCATTCTTTGTGCCATACCTTGATCGACACCAAATTGACCTGCTTGACCTAATAGTGTTGAGAATTGAGTGCCAACAACCGATCCAGGTCCGCCTTGAATTCTTTCTAGGTTTCTCTTTAATGCTCCAGATTGAGTTAGTCCAGATTCTCCAGCAAGAAGCATCTTTAGATCTGTCGCAAATCCTTCTTTTCCTGCGGCTTTAAGAATAGCAGCCATCATTTGCTTAGCAGTTTCTTCAGATACTCCTGCAGCAATGTAGCTTAAGTACTGACTTAAGAATTCATCTTGAACTTCCTTAAAGCTGCCTGCTCCCTTTGTTTTTTCACGCAATGCACCAGTAGATGTAGAGGTTGCTGCTTCTAATGCAGCTTGGGCTAGTATCTCTAATGCACTTGCTGCTTCTTCAGATTTGCCAGTTACTTGTGTTAACTGTATATCTCCAATTGTCTTTAAGCTTAATCCAGCAGCTTTTGCATACTCTTTATCTACCTGATATTGTTTAATACTTAATGCTTGTATATCCGCTAACTTCTTAAAGTAATCAATAGACATCTTAATTGCGGGAACCAGTGCACCTAATGCTGCTCCTACTGCTGCACCTGGAGCACCGAACATCATACCCATTGATGCACCCATCATTGCTCCACCTGCAATATTTCCAATTCCACCAGTTTGTGGAACCATAGATGTAGCCATTCCTAGGCCCATCATTGCCATAGAAGAACCTAGTCCAGCTCTTCCAGTAAACATTCCACGCATACCATTCTTTGCTCTTCCAAGAAGTCCTACCTTGGCTGCTGGGCTATCCGCTGCTAATGTTGATATGCCAGCGTTCTCTATATTAATAATCTCTTGAATCTCTTTAACTTTTTCCTGCTCTAGCTGAGACTTCTTAGCCTTAAGCTCTGCTATCTTAGCCTTTATCTGTGGATTTTTTACTGCATCTTCAGACAAAACCTTGCCAGATTCTGTTATTACCTGAACAACTCCATCTACCATTCTTACCGTGGCAGTTCCTAAACTCTTAGTTCCAGTCTTAACCTTAATCTCTTCTGCATTCATTACTGCATCTATTTGTGCAGAAGCCTGTGCAATTGCTAATGAAAGTCTTCCAGTTCTTTCTACTGTTGTTGCCGCTGCATTCTTTAGTATGCCACCCTGCATAGCAGCAACCTCTCTCTTTGTTGCTTCAATAACTGCAGAGTCAGCACCGCCATCTTCAAATGCTCTTAGTATGCTTGCGTTTGTTGTGGATATAACATCATCATAGCTAGTTCCTATTCTTTCTCTAGCCAACTGTGCTGCTGCTCTTGCTGCAGCTGCTGGATCTTGTGTAGCAGCAAATTCTTTTGTCCAAGCATCTTTCATTTGGTTTGCAAACTTTTCGCCCTCTACTGCGCTTACCTTGTATGCATCATTAATAGCTGTCATATTTGCAACATGTGTTGCTTGAATCTTTGCATACTCTTCGCTAGTTTGGAAAACTTGTTCTATACCAACATTGTATTTTCCTGGATCTTTCATAGCAGCAGCCATAATTTTTTGAGCTTCTTTGTTTGTTCCGCCTGCAGCAATATCTGAAAGCATGCCTCTCTTTTGCTCAAATGTTGTTCCTGGAGCAACTATAGTATTTGGCATACTTTCTGCAAAAGCCCCTTGGATTTGTGCAGCAATACTATCTGCTGGTACCGCAATAACTGGAGCGTTTAATGCTTCTAGTGGGTTATTAATATTTCCTACACCTGCTGTTTTTCTACCGCCAGAAACTCCAGACACCTTTACCAATTCTTCGTCTGTTAGCCCAACATCTCCCATAATTGCTCTACGTCTTGCTCTATTAAGCAAGTGCGATCTTTCAATTCCCGTAGGTCTTACTCCGCTGCCTGTTCCAAACTCTGGTGAAGGCATAAATCTAGATCCTGCAAAGCCAGGTGCTGCTTCTGCTCCTGCCGCATAAGTATTTTGTAGTTCTACTAATTCTCTCATTCTTGAGATAAGATTTTGTATTTGCATTGCTGCGGCTTTTGCAGCATCTGCTTCGCTATACATAGCATTAGCAGCCTTATCTCCAGATAGCTTTACCGCCATCATCTGTTCATCTAGTAATTCAAATTTTTTAGTACTTGTAAATAATCTTCCCAAGAATCCAATAGACTTTACTACGTATCCAATAAAGTTAAGGAATACACCAGAAAGCATGATTAGTGGTCCAGCTAGTCCAACGATAGCACCTATAATTGTAAGTACTGTCTTTGCACCGTCTGGCAGATTATTGAATCCGTCCATAAGCTTGTTTACTACACCAATAACCTTTGAGAATATTCCAAGGAATCCTTCTCCAGCCAATGCTAGGTTTGCCTTAAGTGTTTCCATCTGTCTAGCAAACTTACCTGATGCAGACTCTGTTAATGTTGTTAATTCTCGCTCAGCAATTGCTGCTAGGTCTGCTGTTGATGCCCCCATCAATTCCATAACCTGTAAGGTCTGGCTTCCACTTCTGCCCAAGTTATCAAACAATGCTGACATACGAGCAAACTGGAACTTACCGAATAGCTGCTCAATTGCTTGTGCTCTAGCTAGTGGGTTAAGTGTATTTAGAGCATCCTTTAATGCAGATACTGTTCCTACAAGATCTCCAGCATTTGAGTTAACTATGCTCAAGATATCCACACCAAAATTACTCATAACATCAACAGTTTTTTCTGTTGGGTTAATTATAGAGGCAAGACCAGACTTTAATGCGTTAGCTGATTCCGCTGCGTTAATACCACCCTCACGCATAGCAGTAAGGAATAGTGCTAGATCTTGTACGTCTCCGCCAAGCTGTCTTACAACAGGACCTGCTTTAGGAATTGCTACTACCAAGTCGTTAAGAGATGTAGATGTCTGGTTTTCAACTGCGTTAAGGAAGTTAATAGATTCCGCTAACTGTTTAGTATTTAAATTAAATGCGCTTTGTAAAGATAGAGTTGCTGACATAGCTTCTTGTCTATCTACTTCACCAAGAATCGCAAGACGTGTAGTTTCTGCTACGGACTCTAGCAACTCATTTCCTGTTTTACCAGTCGCTGCAATATCAGCAGCCAACCCTATAGTTTCATTTGCTGCAGCACCTAAAGATGATGCTAACTCTTTAGCCAAACTAGCTGTTTGAGTTTTTATTCTTTCAATCTCTGTTGTGGTTGCCCCACCTATATCTCCATAAACCTTAGCCAAACGTGTGAGTTGCTTGTCTGTTTCACGGAATGCATTTGCTGCTGTTGATGCAAAAATTGTTAGGGGAACTGTTAAACCAACTGTTAACTGACGGCCAGCCCACTGGGTGTTTTTACCTAAGTTAATAAGCTCTGTAGAGACACCTTGAATGGATCTTCCAATAATCTTGAACTGCTCTGCACGTAGAGCCTTCATTGTTGATGGGTCAAGTCTATCTAGACCTGTGGGTGTTGACAAAATGTTTCTAGCTTCACCCTGTGGACCAACCGTCGTTGTTAATATAGATCTCTGCAATTTGACCTGCTCTTCAGCAAGTCTTCTGATCATTCCTCTTTGGCCCCGAACTTGTAAATTAAATTCTCGGAAATAATCTTTTAGCTTCAATCTACCTTGGTCTAAGTGCCGACCAAATTCTCTTGTTTCATTTGTTACGTCTACGAATGACGAAGACCATAAACGGGTATTACGCATACCCTCAATAAACTGTGAATTTAAGTTGTTTAAAGAGGCATATGAAGCAGACCCAAGCCCATTAAGCTGTGTTTGAAGCGTAGCAATTTCTGCGTTTGCACGACGAACTTCCCCGATTAAATCGGAAAAGTTGGCATTCGCATTAAAGCTAATTACAACTTGTTGGGCCATATGCTAATTATCCCAGATTTTCGATCCTATTACGCCCTAGCGTCCCACTCTTCGTACATTAAACCTTGGCCTATACCAAAGCCTTCTTGTCTTGCAAGTGATCCCTTAAGGTTAGCCACATCGTTTGTAGCAGGATCGTCTCCCAGTGCTTCCCTCCTAATATCTTCAAATGTCTTAGCACCTGAAGAATTTCCTTCATCCAAGTCCACCCCTTGTAGGGCAGCAAGGAACTTCTTGTCCTCGTACTCTTTCTTATTCGCCTCTTCTAGAGTATGAATAAGTTCAACGAGAGAAATACTCTCTTCTAATTCCTCGTAGTTTTTCCAAATACCAAGAAGGAAAGCTTGTTTTTCTAAGGCAGCGAGATCAAGATTCTCCCACGTTGTGGAAGACTTGGTTTTATTTGTTAGTTGGTTCCACTCATCTTGGCCGCTGCCGCTATTAAATTTGGGTCGCCTAGCTTAATACCTCCGCAGACCTCCATAATTTTCCAAATAGTCGGAACGTCCAGAGCTTCCTCTAGAGCCTCTTTATTATCGGCTAGTTCTGGCAAGCTTTTCTTCAAAGCGATTGCACAGGCCTCGATAAAAATATCAATTGCTTCTTCTTCATCTTTTACTGTATCTAATTTTGTAACGACCTTCATAAATTCCTTTAGTCGTTTAATTGGCAGCGGTTTTAATGTTACCTTTCTGCCGTCCTGTAGTTCTACTTCTACAATATCGTATAGCTGGGTAGCCAAAGTGACCTCCTAAATAGTCTTAATAATTATAGCAACAATAATATAAAAAGACAAGACCCCCGCCATTTCTGGAGGGGGTCTAGCCAATTTTGGTTAAATTTAGCCGATCAAGCGATCAACGATTCTTCCGTATGTGTCTGAGTAGCGTGGGTCACCCAAGAGACGGAATGTCACTGGGAAAACTGTAGCTTCGTTACGACGCAATGAGTGTGTTGAAGATTCAACAGAAAGAACACGACGAGCATAGTAAATACGCTCACGGTCTCCACCTGTGGCGGTTGTTGGTGCGTTTCCAACTGCAATGAATTGACGCTCTGTTGGCTCTTCGTTAAGAGCACCTACTGAGAGATCAAGACGGGAGTCAGCTACGCTGTCATAAGACTTAAGATTTGATTCCTTTTCACCAAAGACCACCATAAGGTTACGAAGTGTACCTTCTGTAAGAGTTGTACGAAGCATAACACGCTGTGAAGACTTGAAGAGCTTCGCAACGTCGAGCTGCTGGTCAACTTCTACTTCACCGTATGTTGGTTCATACATAACTTCAAGACCTTCGGATGTGAATCCGACGTCCTTCCACTTTGTTGAGTCCAAAACCTTACCTGATCCAAGGTTAGCATCTGCTACATATGAACCTGTTGGTTGTGGGCTAACAGCGAATGGATCTAGACCGTCCTGATATGAGTCAGACCAGTCTGGTGATGTTGAGTCCTTTGCAGAAATAAAAATTCTTGCTGCACCGATAATAATATTACGAACGTTTGTTGCCATTTATATTTTTCACCTCCTCCTTTTTTATAGGATATAAGTTTTGCGGCATTTCCTCAAATCCAATAATACTTGAACTGGGGTTATTACGCAAATCTTCCTTCCGTATTTAAATTCCTTGTGTAGGCGTAGACTATTGATATGTCTGCCTCCAGGCGTCCCGCCAACTCGTCGGCTGGATCTGGAGAGTTTGCCTCTGTCAGGGAAAAGTATTTGTACCTAAATGGGCTGGTCGGATTTACCGTCTTTACATAGGCATTGACCGTAGCCGCTGATTCATCAAATCTTCTAAATAGGTCTAACATGATATTCATGATTTCTACAACCTTGTCAAAATCTGGAGCATATATCTTGAATGTTAATCTTTCTTTACATATTACCCATTCTACATCGTAGGACATTGTGTCAAAGTCATATACTAGGTATGGAGCATTTGGATCTGAAATTAAATTCTTTGTTTCGTCTTCTTGTACTGGGAATATAGGAATTAAATATGTTGGTAGAGTATTAGGGCTAACTTGACCAACTACTGGATAATCTGTTTCCACTAAAGCCCCGTTATCTTTTAGCTCTTTCCATAAAATACCAATTACATCTGATATTGCTGTTTTAGTATAATCAGCCATTTGTTACCTCGTCCGCATATTGATACGCTCTAGTTACTTGTCTTATGTGCTTAGATACATTTGATTCTGCTATGCGCTTAAATGATCCAGTCGATACTCTACCAGATACTGCCGCTGGCATTTCTCTTCCCGCCATTGCTTGCGCTGCCTCTATTCTAGCAATAATTCCAGACTCTTGTATATCCACAAGGAGTCTTGAGCTTGCTAAAAATCTATTCATTGTTTTTCTGTATGACCCTTTTACTTGCTTTCCACCAGGAGTCTTTACTGTTACATACTTACCTCTTGGAATAAATACTGGGTCCCCGTCTTTAGAATAAAAATGTAATGCTTGTGCATTACGTGCTGTAATTTTTACTGGCTGACCTTTTTCCATTACCTCTGCTTTAAATATAAACTTACTTCTTCTTGGTCCATATTTATTTGGGGAAAATGTTTTTGACGGTCTAAACTCTGATGACAAAACAATCGATCCAGCTTTATATGTTCCATCAATTTTCCATAATCTTCCTAGAGGCTTTCCAGTTTGATTCCACTCATACACATGGTGCAAAGCCTTTGGGCTAAGTCTAGCTTCTGAGTCTATAAACTTTCCAAGAGATACCTTGGCAATAGTTGTTATGGCTTGACCGATTTCTTTATCTATATCAAATGAGCGTGTAGCTGTTGCTATACCCTCAACATATGCCCCAACATTTCTCATGGCATCTAAAGCATTTGAATCTATTTTAAGAGAAGGCACCTTGAATGTCGCTCCTCTGTAATGTATTTTCGTATTCTAGTATTTGTCCAAACCCGTCAAGTATTGGTGTGGATCCTACGATATTAAATATTGTAGGTGGGCTATTAAGAACTTCTGCTTCTTCCCACAGAACATTACCCTGCAAATCTTTTATGTTGCTTATCTTAGCGTTTCTAGGAAGCTTATCAAGAGTCATAACCTTTATGATTTCTTCAATTAAGTATCTGGAGTCAACTGTTCTATCGTTTGATGGTGTTCTTACACCAGAAGATATAATTGATTTAGCTAGACATGGAACTGTTTCTGCGTAGATCCATTCTCTTTTTACCTGCCCAGTTGCGCTTTGAGCAATTTGTACACGGTATACGTCCATAGTCATGGCGTATTTTGCTTCCACAGAATATGACCCAATCATTAGATCACCGCCATGTTTGTAGACTTAAACTCATCTAGGAGTTTGTCTGCGTAGAAGTTACCTGTCCCCCTGAAAGCTAGTTTAGAAAATTCCATATCTGTATCGCCATAAGATACGTTCTGTACAAATCTGGCTCTCCAAATATTATCTTTACCAAAATAGTCTTTCATCAACATGATCATTGCCTGTTGAACTTTTTCTGGCACAAACTTCCATCCGAATACACCAGTAATATCGTATCTATATCCGTTATAAAAATTACCACGAAGCGGATAAACAATATCCAACTTGCCACCCTCGTTGATATCATCTCCAAGGGAGACGATTCTTAGCGAATGGTTTGTGTCTGTAATTTCTACTGGAAAATTAAAGCTATTTGTATTTGCTACGGTGTCAATTACTGTCTTACCGTTTTCTTTAATTGTTGTGTAGGAAATAATTCTTTCCCCCAAATAAAGAACGTCGGCATCCTGCCCATAGGCTGTTATTGTCTTGGCATACTTGCCAAACTTTACGCCTGTATAGTTTTCTACCATAAAGCGAGCAAACTTCTCAGCTTGCTGCATCTCATGGAAATGAATGTAGTTTTGATCCCCTTCTTCACGCCCAGCATGAAGTCTGGTATAAGCCTCAGAAATGGAGAGATATGGAGTTACAACAGAGTAATAATTTGTAGCAGTCATTGGGTTGCCGTCAATTGCGTAACTCCAAACAGCCTTCAGGCTCTTGTCTGTCATTACATAATTGTCTAGAACCCTAAAGGAATAGTGTCCTTCATCATTTATTTCAGGGTTTGCAAATCCACTGATGATTAGAACATCTGTGTCCCCGTCATAAATTGATACTGTCGGATTAGAATCCGCTAATCTTAATTCATCCTCTTCATATACATCAAGGTATATGTCTTGGGTGAGACCTGTGTATAACTCCATTAACTAATTAGGAGTAGAACTCCTGTACCTCCTTGGGAGTGGCAAGTCTGAAACCTTCCTGTGTGTCAAAAATCTCCTGTGCGTCCTTTTCGGACATTACAATAAATGGATTTTCTTTTGTAAATGTAAACTCATTTACATCGTATCTTGGATTCATTCTTTCCATTTTTACTAGAACCTGGCCACCCTTAAGTTCGGTTACTGGCTTTGATCCTGTTGTTTTTCTTGGCTCTAGCTCTGCTTCAGCCTTTTCTGCATTATTAAAACTAGAATACATATCGTAGCTTACGCCCTCTTCTGCTAGTAGGGCAACTAGGTCTGCCTTATTCTTGGCTGACTCATGGTCTACCGCAAAGGTTTCTGCGACCTTGCGAAGCTCTTCAAGCTTCATATTATTAAAAGACATTTATTCTCCTCTCAGTCTTTTCCTTCTAATTATAGCACCCATATGACTAAAGGGGAACCCTTTTTATGGGGTTCCCCTTTAGACTATTTAGTTTTTAAAGGTTGTTAGGCTGAAACTTTTACGTTCTTAACCACAACGAAAGCCTCTGGGTTTTCAATTGCACACCCTGTTCTTACGAACATTGTGTATTCAATTGTATCCTTCTTTGGCTTGAATTCACGGTAAACCTGGATTTCACGCTTGACACCAACAACAAAGTTGTTAGCAAATGTCAAGTGGATATCACCATGGTCACCTGTAGCACCTGAGTAATCTCCGTCACGAGTTTCATCGATTAGAGGAACCTCAACGACTGGAATACCAAATGCGAATGGAGTTACTCCACCTGGAGCACCTGCTGGTCCGTTTGGATTTCCACGAAGAATTGAAGATGCAATGTCTTCTGGAGTTCCACCGTTACCGATAGATGTCAAGTTATAGAGATAATCCTGTACAAGGTTTGAACCTGTAAAGAAGCGTAGTTCATTACGACGCTGCTTGTACTTACGTGGCATAGCCTTGATTGCATTGTTGAATACTGCCTTGCTGATTGTTGCACCGCCTGCGTTGACAACGTTAGCTGATTCAAGTGCAAGTGCACGGAATCCCTTAAACGCTGACATTAGGCCTGAACCAGTTCCAACGCCGTTGATCAAAAGATCTTCGATGTCGTTACCAGCCTGAGTTGCCATAAGACGTGCAATGTGATCTTCGAGATCTGCACCTTCGATGTTATCTTCTAGTGCTTCGCTTGAAAGTTCCCAGTCAAGACGTAGTTTCTTTGTGGTAAGAGAAATCTTGGAGAATGTAACTGCTGCATTAGCACCTGTTTGGGTAGCTTCTGTAGCAACTGTCATCAATCTAGTACCAACACCTACCTTATCAATGTCGGCAGTGTTAGAACGCATACGAACTGTTCTGGCTGCACGGGCAAGGATTGTAGCATCAAACATGTAATCAATGAAACGGTTTGCCTGCTCAGTATTGAGAAGACCACCATTTGCTGATCCAACGTTAGTTGTGTCTACTACTTTTTGTAGAATATCGCTCATTTTTTTATTTTCACCTCCGTTATTTTTATAGATTTAGATGTTGCGGACGCTGAGGAAATGCCCGCCCCACTTAGTGTTTGTTTTTTGTATTGTTACATCTGACCCGTCCAGATCAGAAGACTTACGAATCGCAGTATCCTTCTCTACTCCGTCGATCCTCTTTTCGACGCCTGAGATAGTTGACTTAATGTTATTGACAACCTCTGCGAGTTCATTATATTTATTGGTTACTTCAGCAATTTTCTGATCAACCTGTGATGCAAGGCTTGATACTGCTTCTGCAGTAGCAGTCTTGCTAATTTCTGTTGAAATGAAGCTTTTCATTTCGTCAAACATTTTTGCAAAGTCAGTCTCTTCAACTTCAACTTCGGAAATGTCTGCGGCTTCCTCAACAGCAGCAGGAGCTTCTTCAGCTTCTGCTTTCGGTGCCTCTTCGGTTGCTGGTGCTTCTGGAGCATCAGCTGACTTGGCGAGGTCCGTTTCTGTGACTTCTTCAACTTGAGCAACTTGCTCAGTTGTAGTCTCTTCAACGGTAGTTGTTGTATCTTCTGCCACAGTAACACCTCCTTCTGTGTTTTGATTTTCTTCAACCTGCTTTGCGATATCAGGTTGTACCTTAGACTGCTTGTATGCGTCAAGGATTCTTGAGATTTCTGCAGACTTATTTGTGTCTGCTGTTTCTACCCAACCAATCATTTCTAGATTCTTGTTTGTAGTTGGTGATGTAAATTCTGATTCTGTAGACAAATAAACTTCGTCTGTTTCCTTATCGTAAAAAACATTTTCTACTTGTACTTCTGTAGCGATTCCCTTAAATACAGTTCCGTCTACTGTCTTCTCAATAGAAACAATGTTTGAAAGTTGGTTTGCTGGATTGTCTACCAATGAAAGTTCTGTTAGATCATATTCTTTAATTACACGGATTGATTTTTCTAGTGTTGGATTATATTCGTCAACCGACTTGGTAATGTTACCACCGATTGAGAAACCTGATAGTGTGCCATCAAGAACTTTTTCCCAAGTATCTTGTGCACCCTTTGATACATATGCATTTACGAAAACTCCGCTGTACTCTTTTCCTGTTGACTTGTCAAACAGTTTTTCCTTGCGGAACGATACCATCTTACCTACTGCAAGTGGCTGATGCATCTCACGAATATTCCCACGGAATCTTTCGAATGCTTTAGCAGAAGCGTCTGAAGAAACAATGTCTCCATGCTGATCAATATTGTCTAGTGTGGCGAAACCCGATACAATTCTTTTTTCTCTATCGACTTTTGCGATAGGCATCGATAGGCGGAGACTATCTCCGTCGGAATGCCAGTTTGCCTTTTTTATTTCCATAGCAACACTAATTTTATCAAGTATTTGTTAGTAATGCAAAATCAGGGCGCAACTCGACCATCACCTTGAGGATTTCTTGCTTCACCGTTAGAATCAGTAGCATTTGCGGTTCTTTCCTGATCTCTTCTACGGTTTCCTGTTCCCCTCGCAGTTTGGTCGGCGGCTTGCTGTCCTGTTAGGACAACTGGCTGATCGCCCCCTGGTATGCCAGGCATACCAAGTCTTGCACGAACTTCATTAGGCACAATGGTCTTCATTCGTAGGTAACGCTCATCAATCTTGGACTGTGTATCCTCGTCTGTGAGAGTAAGTTCATTAAATTTCAAAACAAAAGCATCCGTAAATTCTGCAATTAAACGGTTTAGCTTCTTCTCTAGGTTTCTTTGTGCTGGTCTAGCAACCTGCTCTTTAAATGTCTTGTCTGCATCCTTTGCTGCTGCAAGGGATACGCCCTCTGGAAGTCCTAGCTTTGAGATAGGAGTTCTGTGAGCAATTAAAATTTCGTCTCTATTTTGCTGACGGTATTTGTTGAATGAGGAGTCTTGGACATCCGCCTCAACAGCTTCCATCTTAAACTCTACTTTATTTCCGTCATCATCTGCTGGTAGCGGAATATAGATAGATCTGTGGTTCTTACCCTTAAGGTTTGTTTGGAAGAACTCAAGCAACTTACGCTCAGCTTCACGGCTAAGTGTAGCTCCCTTTACTGTAATGATATATCTTGGAACAGCCTTGTTCTCAAAATAATCAAGGTTGAAGCGTGATGCAAATTCATCTCCTGCTAGCGCAGTCTTTGCTGGAATAATATCTGGCACACCATAGTATCCGTTTGTTGGTGTGTACTTCTTAATGTGAATAACCTCGTTAGGTCTTTCATCATCGCCAATTGGATTTGGTGTTGCCTTGTCTTGGAAGTTACGGAAGAAAACAACCTTGTTTCCAATTACCTGAACGAATCCATCACGGTCTTTTCTAACACGCATAGATGTTGCTGGAATATGGCCAACAAAGCCTATTTCTCCGTTTACTTTACGGCCAACTTCAATGTATCCATTTCCTGTGGCTTCAAAATCTAGGTATACCTTTGTAAGGGTTTCTGTGAATGTATCCTCTTGGTTCATAGACTCAAGTAGGTCGTATAGGTCTTCTCTCATCCGCTCTAATTTTGCACGGAATCTTTGTAGGCTTTCTGGTGTATCAGAAAGATCTGCTATCTTTTCTTTAGTAGCACGAGTGTGCGAAAAGTCATAGCCAAGCCCAACAATGTTTGCTGCCTTTGCATTACATGCCGCAAAGTGTGGTGAAGATACCTCATAAATCTTAGCCAAGTAGTCTAGGTTGTATGGCGGTGTAATAACATCAAGGATGTCATAACCCATGAGAATTTCTTGCTCATACTTCTTTGATCTTGCTTGTCCGTCTGCACCCTGCTGAAACTTTTGGATAAGACGTGTATTCTTTCTCTTAAAGTTTGGAGAGAATCCACGATACTTAGAAAGCTCTTCAGCCTTTACATAAAAGGGATCAGATTCTTCCGCTGGTCTTTCTGTGAAAAAGTCACCAGAAAGAACTGCAGATACTTCATTTAAATTATCTTCAACTGCGTCTGACATTAATCATTCCTCAAATTCTTTAGACTATCTTTGTATTCACCAATGTCCAATGGATCTGGTGTTAGTCCCCACTTCAGCCTCTGTTGCTGTTCCTCATATTCTTCATCGTTAATTTTTCTTTGACCCGACAAAAATACTGCCTGCCCGCTATGAATTCCATAGCCTTTGATAGCTTCGGTAAGAGCGTTAATTCTATTTTGATCTCCCTTGAATGCAGAGACTGATAAATAATTACCGTTATCGTCTCCTACCCAGCGTCCGTCTGGCATCTGCCAAACATATACTCCTAGGCGGGTCTCCTCAACAATAGATGTTTTAATTGTTTTCATATAGTAATGATACCATCTTTTATTGCCAAAGTCTATACTTTGTACTAGAATGTGACAACTTTATGCTGTTTGCCAAGCAACTTTGTACGGGATTAGGCCATAATCGATTATATTGAAGGAAACTTGTTCCTGACCTAGGCCCTCCTGTGGGTATCCGACAAGAACCTCGTATTCTGTCTCTGCATCAAATTGATCTAAGGTGTAGGCAGCCATTGCAAATAGACCCAAGGTAATATCTGTTTGATTTGCTCCTGCGTCGTCTGCTCCAACATATATATCTGTTCCAGCATTTATTTTTGATGTTGAGGTTAATACGACATGGACCCAATCATTTACCATAGCCTGATTGTCAAATGTCTCCTGACCATTTACATACATCTTAGAGAATCCTGGGTGTTGCCATACTGACCCGTCCCAATATAAAGACTTTGATCCAGATTCCAGAATGTACTTATTTGCCACTAAAGGTTCATTTATCTTGAAGACTAAAGAAATAGACTTTGTTCCATTAAATCCGCCAGAGTCATAATTACTTGATTGTGACGGGATTCTCAAATATGAATTCCCAGATAATCTAATACCAGACTGATCAAGTCTGTCCAATATCTCAACGTCGTCATCAAAGATTACACAATTGTCTGGATTTACTATTACGGCAGCTTCATTTGTGTTATCTGAAACTACCCGCTTCATTCCTTGGGTATATGCGTATAACCCAATGTTTGATAAGATTGGTAGATCATCTTCTGAGTCATTTGTAAATAATGTAGCTTTTATATCATATGACGTTACCTGATTTGTTGGATCATCCAACAGGGTAGGCATAGAAGCCATTCTAGGCCATTCTAAGCCGTTATTATAGGTAACTGATACATTCGGTGAGGAAGTTGTATAAAAGGCCAGAGAACCGCTGTAATCGACTGCAGGCAATGTTAATAGACCTTCAATCTTTCCATACTGAGACCATTTAAGATTGTTATTCATCTTGAGAATGAAAGTTGCTTCTTCATTATATAATGTGTAATCAGTTAAGCTTTCATATTGAATTCCTGACTTAATTGCTATCCAAGTAACTGGACATGCTGCATATAGGTCATTTACTTTTCCAACATATAAATCTGTTATTGTTTGTAGGTAGTCTACTGAGGTAAATATACTTGTACCATTTAGGTATACCTTTAAGGATCCCGTTTTGTTTTCTACAAGGATCTCGTTCCATCCCGCCACGGGGCTAGATGTGGTGGTTGTGTCTACGCCATTCAAATTAAATACAAAGTCGTCGGAGCCATTTATTCTTATTGTTAAGCTTTGGCTAGACTGGAAATTGTACATAGACATAAGACCCTTTTCTGGTGTTAGTGGGTCATGATAAAAACTTACAGATATTGCTGTTCCGCCCTCAGCCAATCTTGCTACTGTTGATAGGTCTAGGAATGCGCCAGCACCTAAAGATAAGCAGTTTCTAGCATCGACTACTGATTGGGTTCCAGTACCCCCAGATACAGTTGCGTGGGATATGTATCTTAGCGTAACCTGATTAATTGAATTAACCAATGCATTTGTAAAATCAAAGCCTGTCCAGTTGTTAGCAAACTTATAAGCTATTAAACAATCTTTGTTATTGGGGATATAGGCTACCTGAGAGTTTGCATTATAGTATCTATCTTTAAGGATTGTTTTTCTAGATAAGTTGAGGTGCTCTGTTGCTCTAACATAATCTAGCACGTATCCATAAAGAGCAACTCCGTCTACTGTTATATCATAGTTGTCAGATCCATATGTTCTCATGGCTCCTGGGTTTTGAGTAAATTGAAATATTTCAGATAGTTCTGATGAAGACTTTGTTGAAACATTTGTCCCGTTTACAATTAGAGATATACCATTTGAAGAATAGTTTGCAACGATATGGTACCTGCGCTTCCAGTCTGGAACTTGGTAAGACACATAATAATTAACTAGGGGGTCTGGTCTAAAATAAATCTTGTTTTTGTAAACATAAACTCCATAGGGAGCGAGCACGGTGGCATTAAGGATTTGATCGTATGTCTCGAATGCTGCTAACACATCTGAGTAGGTATCGTAGTCATCTATTAGATCGGTATATGTTTGAATCAAAGAGTTCTCTGATGTTTGTAGGCTGGCTTTGTTTCCAAATAATACTATTTCTTCTGATATGGAAAGAGAGTCTTCATTTAATTTAAAATATAGTTCTACGCTAAATGATTGATTGCTTTTTCCTTTAGTCCATAGACTTCCGTCTACCCATGACTGCCCAGATCCAGAAGCTCCTGGTATTGGATAATAAATGCTGGCAGTGGAATCAGTTAGCCTAGTACCATAAATACCATTAGCTACTAATGGTATTGCTTCATCAAATATGGAGCCAGTATATGCGCCATTACTCCCACTGCCTGTGGCTTCTTTAGCTACACCAGTTGTAACATCGTCATCTAAAGGCCAAAAAGACAGCGGGTTTTGAGATATGATTACTTCTCTATAACCCATAATATTCCCTACTACTAAGCTAGAACAGCTGTGATTTGAGCCTGCTTTTCTGCGATTGAGGCATTTAGTTCAGAAATCTTTGAAGCATCTGGAGATGTCTTTGCATTCTCAGCAATCTTCTCTACTTCAAGAGCATACATCTGATACTCTAGGCTTCTTACAGCCGCCTCTTGGATGGCTGTCATTTCGTCTTCTGTTAGTTTTGTATATGTTGGCATTTTTCCTCCTTTCCAAATTATATCAGTTTATTATAAATCTGACAATAGCTCTTGATATACTTGCTTTTTAAGCACAGCATCATCTAGTATTGACCTATTGGTTTGTTTTCCATCTACAACAAAGTCTGCATATGGAGTAATTCTCTCTATAAGATCATCCAGTCTTTGGATTTCAGAAGAAAGAAATTCTATTTTGTTTTCGTTTGTCATTATAACCACGCAGTATAACTTGACCAGGAAGAAGTTCCAGCCGAGTTAGTTGCTCTTGCCCTCCATCTAGCATAAGAATAAGTTGAGCTATTTCTGGTAACAGTTTTAGTTCCAGAACCGCTAACGCTTCCTGATGCTGAAGCTAAAGAAGGTCCAGAACTTGAATTTCCTAATTGCAATTCCCAATCATAACCAGTAGGCGTTCCACCAGAACCTTGGTTAATTGTAAGTGTCCAAGTATAAAATCCGCTTATGTTTCCATCGTAGTTATTAGAAACAGAAGGAACTCCTGGAGCGGTTGTTCCAGATGTGGTTGCTGCAGTAACTGGACCAGACCAAGACGATGTGCCTCCTGGACCTAAAGCTCTTACCCATACATACCATGTTATACCAGAAGAAAGTCCGCTAATTGTTTTTGTGTTTGATGTTTGATTAAAATCTGCATAGTTTCCAGGATTATAATTAGAGCTATTATAATAAATATCATAAGATGTTGCGTTACTCATATAATTCCACGATATATTTATTGAAGAAGAACCACCAGAAGATGCACTTAATCCAGTAGGGGCAGAAGGTGCTGGTGTTGGATACGTTCCAGCACTGGTTCCAGTTCCACTATACTTTTCAGATAAACTCAAGCTGCTTGACCCAGATAGTGTTCCAGCTAAAGAAGCACCAGTTGTGTAAGCCGTTACTGAAGATACAGAAATGTTTGTTCCTGTAAGTGTAAGAGAGTTGCCATTTACCTGTTGGCTTCCAGAAGACCCATCAGCAACATAGCTAACAATATAATAAGAAGCACCAGATGATGATGTCCAAGATATCGTAGCCTGCTTATTTTCATTTACAGAATAAACTCCAACAGAGTAATAGTATCCTGGGGTAGCCCCCCAGCTATCGCTAGTTACATATCTAGCATTACTTCTTGAGCTTTCTGGTCCGCCATTGATATAAGAAATATAATACGAAGTATTTGATGTTGCGTTCCAGCTATAAGAAACAACATTACTACTAAACGATAAAGCTGAAACAGAAGGTGTTCCAGGTGTAGCGGTTGCATCTGATATGCTATAAGAAAAAGCAGTCAATGTAGTAATCGTTGCAGTAGAGCTAGAAGTATAGGCAGATCTTTTATCGCTTGTGGAAACACCATACTGAACTGCATATCCTTGATAGTTTGTTGATCTTGGGGCAATAGTATAGAATGTAGTTGAAGCGTTAGCATTTGTATAAATTTCAGTTATTGTTTGGCCAACAGAATATCCAGCTGCAGAAACAGTTTTCCATGGTGATCCTGACCCAAAGTTTCCAACCCAAACTTCGTATGATGAAGCACCAAGCACATGCTGCCAAGATATTAAAACTTGTCTTGCTGAATTAACAGATCTTATGCTTACTTGAACACTTCCTGCGCTACCAGTTCCAGAATATGTTCTAGACCCTTGGTCAAATGTGTTTATAGAACCATTAGTCGTTGTATATTCGTAAGATGTTGCATTGGATCCCGCTGTCCAAGAACCAGAGTATGTTCCAGTTCCAGTAGTAATAGATACTGATCCTGGTGCACTTGGTGTCAAAGTATAGTCATAAACCGTTGCAGAGGTTAAAGAAGGTAACTCAAATGTCCCAGTGGATATGGTTACTGGTGTCTGACCTCTATTGTTTGTAGCAGTTACTGTTACGGATATAATCTTTTCAACATCTTCTGCCACTGTTGTGTATGACTGAGATGTGGCACCAGATATATTTACACCATTTCTCTTCCATTGATATGAATAAGATGTTGGATTATAGGCATCTTCATTTCTCCAAGTACCGTTTGAAATAAAGTATGTTGACCCAAGCCTTCCTATTGAGCCTAGGGTTGCTGTTATTGTTGGTGTAACTATAATTGATGGGAACTCTGGATAATTAATCTTCCATGAAGACCCGTTCCAAATCCATCCTCTTACTGCTTTTTTAAATGTATTTGTGTAAACATTTAATTTAATCGCTTGCTTAAAATCTGCACCATTATATATTTTTATGGCCATGGTTAAGCCTCATGCTGTATGTATATGTCGCCAGCAACTAGTCCAGAAACTGGTTGTGTTCCACTGCTATTATAATAAATCTTATTAGCATTCCCTGTGTTAGTGCCATTAGAATATGCCGCTGTTGTAATTTGCGCCCAGCTAGCAGTTGTTCCATTTGTTGTTAAGAAGTATCCAGAGTTTCCAGTTTGAGAAGGCAATCCACTTACTGTTGTTGAAGAACCAAGAGCTACGTTAGTTCCGTTGATTGTTATATAGTTATACTCTAGTTCGCTATTAAGAACTGTGGCAGAACTTGTCAGAATTCCAGAAGAGTTTGTTTTAACAAATCCAGATACAACAAGAGGGGTTGTGATTGAGCCTGTAAATATTGGAGACTCTAGTGGTGCACGGGCATCAATCTGATCCTGCAAATTACTCTTAGCATTATCTAGATATCCTATTTCTGTATCTGTTATGTTGGCTACTGATTTCTGTACTTTTATCCATGAGCCGCCATGTGCATAATACATAACCCCTTCGTCATGAACATGTGCCCATCTTCCATGATTTGTTGAAGCTGACGGAAGATCTGAAGCTGTATTGTAAACAGTAATGTTTATTGAAGAATAGTTAAAGTCTGATATATTTAATTTAGTAGACAAGTCTATCGTGGCCCATGACAAATCGGTTCCGTTATTTGTTAGATACTTTCCAGCTTCGTATGCTGGTAAACCAACACCGCCAGATGAAGCTGATGCCCAAGATACGGTAGTTCCATTTGTAGTTAAAAACTTTCCTGAGTTTCCTGTTTGTGAAGGATAAATTCCAGTTACTGTTGCCCCAGTAAGATTTACTGTTCCAGTAAATGTAGGGGAAGCAAGTGGTGCCTTTAGGTCTAGAGCAGACTGTGTTGCTGTAGATACTGGCTTGTTAGCATCTGAAGTATTATCAACATTTGATAGCCCAACCATACCCTTTGTAATACCAGAAACTGTTCCAGTAAATGTTGGATTATTTAACGGAGCTTTTGATGCAAGAGAGTTTGTTACTGTTGTGGCAAATGAGGCGTCCCCGCCTAAAGCATCTGATAGCTCTTTAAGAGTATTTAGTGTTGTTGGTGCAGCATTTACTAGGTTAGATATTGCTGTATCTGTATATATATTAGCTGCTGATTGTGCAGCCGCCGCAGAACCATCAGCATCATAAAGAATATCTGCCTCTGATTGTGTAAGATATTGTGGGTGCGGATCTGCTGCAGCTAGGTGACCAGAAAGATCTCCTCCAGTTGCGCTAATTGTAATTGTGTCTGTAAGGGCATCTGTTGTAATTGTTACATTGCTTCCAGCAACAAGGTTCAAGGTATCAACCGTATCGTCCGCAGAAACCGTTGTCTGTCCAGACACCGCAATGTTAGAAAAGGTATTTGGAACTACTGTTCCTACCGCCGCTACGTTTGCCCACTTGGTTCCTGTTGCGGTTGTGGAGTCTGAAACAAGAACATAGTCATTAGTTCCAGGTGTAATAATAGAAACACCGCTAGCGGTTCCAATAGGAATTGCACCCTTTGTTCCACTAATAGCTGCTGTGCTTAAATAATCTGTGTGTGTATGTAGTACTCCAGAATATAGGGAATCGTGGGTGTGTGTAGTCTGAGAATATCCAGCAAGGTCTGATGGCTCTAGATATTCATTATGGGTGTGGGTGGTATTTGCATAAACCCCGTCATGTGTGTGGGTAGTTGTAGCATATACTCCAGTATGAGTATGGGTAGTCTGAGAATAATTATTTAGGCTAGTATCTACCGCCTGTGCAAGCAATTGGATATCTTGCGGCACATTTGGGTCATCAGACGAGGTGGGATATGGAAATCCCTTACTAGTATTTGGCATTTATTCTCCTTAGCCTATTATACCAATTATAAGTGCTAAAGGCTAGAAAGTTATTGTTCCAGTTCCGCCTGTAAATCTATAAACTCTATATCCAGAACGAGTTGGCTGATTATAAGTAAGAGTTCCAGGAATGCTTGTTATTGCTGGAAAAGTATCTGGATAAGCTAATATAATTACTCCAGAACCACCTGCACCACCTGAACCGCCGCCGCCGCCAGTATTTGCAGTTCCATTTGAAATAGAATCAAAACTATCATTAGAACCAGTTCCTCCGCCACCTAGGCCTCCTGCATATTCTAAATATCCTGATGCTCCTGGATAACCAGCAGCTCCACCACCACCTGCATAATAAGTTGCAGTTCCTGTTATAGAATATTGTTTACCTATTCCGCCTTGAGGTCCTCCAACACTATTCCAATTTCCACCAGCTGCGCCAGCTCCACCTCCTCCAGATCCATATGGTTGAGCACTTGAGGAATCTCCGCCTTTATTTCCAAATCCAGTTGAGGCCCAAGTTGTTATTCCATCATTTGTATTTGCTGGCTGTGTAGCTGCAGCACCAGTATAACCAGGATACCATTGTCCTCCACCAGATCCTCCAGAATTACCATTTGCCGTACTATCGTCAGATCCTCCTGCACCACCACCTAATGCAGTTAATGTTCTTCCAGATCCAGATAATACAGAATTTTGTCCATTATTTCTTGCTGTTCCATTTCCATTATTACTTCCACCATTACCAATTGTTAATGTATAAAAGTTTCCAACAATAAATGGAAAGTTTGATATATATATTAATCCACCAGCTCCTCCTCCTGCCGCTCTTTGTCCTTGGAATCCAGAACCAATACCTCCACCAGATCCTCCTCCTGCAACTAATAAAGTTTCTGCAAGAACCTGAGCTTTTGAAGTTATACTAAAAACTCTTCCTTGTGGAGCATTAGACCCATCTGATGCATTAATTGTAAATGTATAAGTAGTATCTGCTGAAATATCTGGTAAAGTTCCAGAAATTACACCAGTTGAAGAATTAAGAGTAATTCCAGAAGGAAGAGATGACCCAGATGCTACAGAATAAGTAATTGTATTATTTTCTTCATCAGTTGCTGTTACGGTTACAGATATTGAAGTTTGTTCATTAAATGTTCCAAGAGATCCTGCTGCAGTTTGCCAAATAGGTTTATCGTTAACAGTAAGAATATCATAATATACGCCATATAAATTAGAGGGGTTAGTAACCTTTAAATCATATGGCTCTAAACTTCCTGAAACTGAGCCAAATGTAGCAACAATTTGAGTTAAATTACTTACAGTAGTTGTAGTAGCAAGGTACTCTGTACCGTCTGTTCCAATAATTGATGCTGTTGAACCAGAAGCAAAATTTGTACCTGTAATAGTAATAGTTCCACCAGTAGTTTCTGTAATTGTGCCAGTATAACCAGTTACACCTGGTGTTTCAGCAACGATATTTTGCCATCCAAATGTTGCACCAGTATATAATTCTAATCTTTGTGATTCACCATTAAAATATGGCTGTCCAGTTTGTGGACTTGATGGACGTCCAGCATTATTTCCAAAAGGAATATTTGTTGGTCTCCAAACAGAACCTGTATAAATTTCCAGTATTCCAGTATCTCCGTTATAAAATGTTTGTCCTTTTAATGGGCTAGATGGTCTATCTGAAGTTCCTCCAAATGGTGTACCGCCAGAACTTGAATATCTTATTGCCATTTAGAACCTCCATCCATAAGTAGAACCAGTATAGGTTAATATTGCTACCGCCCCATTTGCGTCAAGAATTAAATCTTGAACTGATCCATTAATTTTACCACCATTTGAATTGATTGTCACATTGTTTGTTGCCGCCGTCCCAGATGCATCAAATACCAATATTTCATTACCAACTGCAGGCGAGGCGGGAAGAGTCAAAGTCCTAGCAGCAGATGTATCTACAAAGTATCTATATCCTGATTGCAAAGTAATATTAGAATTTACGGTTAGGTTGATTTCTTGCTTATAACTTGTAAGCGCAGAATTTAATTCTGTTGTATCAATATATGGTGCGAGGGCGGTATTAAGTTGAGTCTGATTTACATATCCATCAGGATAAGCAGCTAATACTCCTACGTCTACCCATTCGGTTCCGCTCCATACTTTTATACGCTTAGCCATTATCTATTATTTCCTATATCTCTGACTTTAGACATTTGGCTTTTCTACTCCAAAAAACTCGTATGCCTCATCTTCAGAATTAAACCAACGCCATCCGTCTACTGGGTATTCGTATGTGTCTTTTTCGTCTCTATATAGAGCATAGTCTTTGTTTAGGACATATAGCCTTCCACAAACAACTAGATTCTCATTTTCTACTCTATAGAACCCGTCTGTTTTATTCTCGTACCCTTCTTCTGGAGTAATTTCTCTATGTCTAAACATCATGATCCTGTTACCGTCCATCCTTTAGCTGTTGCAATACTTGGGTCATCATCTACAGTTCCATGATTATTTGTAACTGTTATTGTTTGTGCTCCAGCCGCCGTCCCAAGAGATGTATATAAAGCATTAAGGGCGGGGCCATCAAGACGGGCTCCATTTATATTGAATGCATACTTTAATCCAGTTAAAATTACTGAAGATAAATTGGTAAAATAGTTACCTGATGATGACGCTCCTGTAAGATATGAGTATGGTAGGGCTGCTGTGATTCCAGTACAATTTACATTTAAAGTTTTTAAAGCTCTAGGTGTTGAATTACTCATTACGTTACTTACAGTTGAGTTTACAGAAAAATTATCGGAATTATAGGAATTAGGGAAAGATGTAAGATTTGATTTGGCTTGAAGTAAAGTAAAACTTTGCAGTGATATTGTATTTGTAATCATGCTAGTTACACCTCCAGCAGCCAATGAAGATAAATTAAAATTAGGAATTTCTTTTATAGAAGCACAGTTATAAAACATGACAGTCATACTTGTTACAGATTGAGTATTAAATAATGGAACAGATTCTAAAGACACACAGTCCTGAAAACATTTGACTTGCGTTTGTTAAAGACGATGTTGTAATATTTGGTAAGTTATTTAAATTTGAACAAAGTGCAAACATCTCTTGAGCATTGGTAACTGACTGCATATTAAGCAAAGGAATGGTTTTTAATAAGTAACAACCCTCAAACATATTAGACATAGTTGTTACTGAGGAAGTGTCAAATAATGGAATTG